AAATTTAAAGAAATATGGTGTTGAATTTATATCACAAAATAAAGAAATTCGTGAAAAAATATCAAAAACATTAAAACAAAATTATAGATGTGATTTTGATAAAGTTAGAAAAACAATGATTGAAAGATATGGCGTGCCATATAAAGGACAAATGGACATAAAAAATATTGATGAATATTTAAATTTAACAAAAGAATTTTTAGAAGAAAAATTTATAAAAGATGATAAATTTGATATAAAATCACTTCAAGAATATTTTAATATTAATGAATCAACTGCATATAAAATTAAAAAACAATTTGATATAAAAACACACACTATAAATACAATGCAATATTACATTTTTGATAATATAAAAACAGAAAATAAAATATTAAATGATAGAAAAATAATCAAACCTTTTGAATTGGATATTGTGTTGCCTAATATTAAATTAGGTATTGAATATAATGGTCTTATGTATCATTCTGAAGGAAGTTTTAATAAAGGCAGAATTCAAAATTTAGATAAAAATTATCATTTATATAAACTTGAGATATGTAATTTAAAAGGTTATGATTTATTTCATATATTTGAATCTGATAATATAGATATATGGCTATCAATGATTAATAATAGATTGGGTCTTAATGAACGTATATATGCACGTAAATGTATTATTAGAGAATTAAAATCAACTGAAATTAAGGATTTCTTAAATAATAATCACTTGCAAGGATTCATCAATTCATCAATTAATTTAGGATTGTATTATAATAATGAATTAGTTTCATTAATGACTTTTTCTAAACCTAGATTTAATAAGAATTATGATTACGAATTAATCAGATTCTGTAATAAATTAAATACATCAGTTATAGGTTCTGCTTCTAAATTATTTAATTATTTCATTAAGAATTATAATCCTAAGTCAATAATCAGTTACGCCAATAGAAGATTCAGCAATGGAAGTATTTATGAAAAATTAGGATTTAAATTCTTAAGAAAAACTGAACCTAATTATTTTTATTTTAAAGTTTCAGAATCCAAAACATATTCAAGAAATCAATTTCAAAAACACAAATTGGTTAAATTGTTGGATAAATTTGATGAAAACGTATCAGAATCAGAAAATATGTTTAATAATGGATATAGACGTATATATGATTGTGGCAATTTAGTTTATGAATACATTAGAAGTATCAAAGATTAAATTTAAGAATTATATAAGTGAAAATATAGTAATATAAACGTATAAATTTACAGAAAGGAGCAACACACAATAATGTTAAATTTAGCAACACAGAAAGTCTTAAGACAACTTAATGCTATATCTGATAAGGTAATTTTGAAATATCCTGTTACCACTATTTCATCAGAATCATCTGAAATTTTAGTAAATGTTGATATGCAAGCACTAGATTCAGAACAATTTGATAATTTAGGTATATTTGAATTATCTAAATTACTTAAATTATTGTCTTTATTTGGCGAAAATCCTAGTATTACAGCAGATAATGAAAAAATTACTATAACTTCATCAGATAATACAGATTCAGCAGTTTATTTACTAGCAGATGAATTTACTCTTAAACCTTATGAGAAACCTGCTAATATTGTTGAATCTACTGCTAATTTTCCAAGTGTAGCAGAATTTGATTTAAGTTCAGAAGAAATTTCAAAAATTTCAAAAGCATATAGTATTTTTAGCGACTTAGACGGCTTAGAATTTAATGCAATTGACGGAAATACGACACTTAAATTAGTGTTAAATAATAAATACGCTATTTCATCAAATTCTTATTCTAAATCTTATTTTAATACTTCATCAAAGAATTTTAATATAAGAATAAAAACAGAATTATTTAATAAAATTCCTGTTACAAATTACAAAGTAAAGGTGGTATATAATGAAGTAAAAGACGCTTACAGACTTGTTTTTATAACTGACGTGTTTAAAATTGTTATAGCAATTCTTAGACAAGATTAAGGGATTAGCAAAAGGTTTTAATTATTAATAATCTTTTAATAGAAAATTAATAATTATTTAATAGATATTTGAAAATTGAAATTTGAAAAATTGAAAAGGATAAAATTATGAGTGAATTTGATAATGTATTTGATTGGAACAAAATGACAGGGGATAATGACCCTTTTGCAAAGTCAGATTATGACAGCGACAAGCGTTTTTACAACCTACCTAAAGACAAAGAAGGCAATGGTTCAGCGTTGATAAGATTTTTGCCTGATGGCGAAAAGCGTGAAGACGGCTCAATGGGAACAATCCAAAAAGTCTTTAGAATCAATACAACATTTACTAAAAATGGCAAAAAAAGATTTTGTAATGAGTGGAGTCCTACAACAATAGGCAAGCCAGACCCATTTTTTGAAGCGTGGCAAAAACTTTATAATTCAGGACAAAAAGAAGAATCTAAAAAATTCAACAGAGCAACAAGATATATTACTAATATTAAAGTAATTAACGACCCTGTTAATCCTGAAAACAATGGTAAAATTTTCTTGCTAGATATGTCTTACAAAATGGCACAAGCAATTCAAGGCTATCTACAACCGCCTGAATCACAACAAAAACTAGGTATTAAACCTAAAAATCTATTTAACCCTATTAATGGATATAACTTTATGCTTATATCTAAAAAAGGTTCAAATGGACTAATTGATTATGATAGTTCAAAATGTGACGACCAACCTTCAGCAATTTATAATTCTGTTGAAGAAGCAATTTCTGATATTACGACACACTGCCATAAGTTGTCTTGGTTCTTAGATGAAGCAAACTATAAAACATATGATTTCTTGCAAAATAGACTTAAATATGTTATGTTTCAAGACGCTGAAACACCTAGTGCTACAAGTTCTGCACCAAAAGCACAAGTTAAAGTATCACAACCTGATGAAGTTCCGTTTGATACAGGTTTGACAGCACCTGCACCACAAGTTCAGCAAGTTCAGACTCCTGTAACTCCTGTTGCACCAACACCAACTGCACCACAAGCACAACCTGCTACTTCAGTAGATGATGAACTAGACGCTTTGATTAACGGATTATCAAAATAAATCAATTAAGGGGATTTTAAACAATCCCCTGTTATACTAATACAAAATTTTTAAATAAGGAAAACATAATGATATTATATGATTTTAGTTCTCTTATACATCGTTCAATCTTTACAGCAATTAAAAATACTAATCCACACAAAAAAGATAAAAAATACGTAACATCTGAATATATAAATCTTTGTATTCATAAAATTTTAACAGAATTATTAGAAGTATATAGATTTTATAATGCTGAATATAAAGATTTAGTTATTTGTTTAGACGACCATTCAAGAGCATATTGGCGTAAAGAATTATACCCTGAATATAAAGAACAACGTAAAGCAATAAGGGAAGAATCAGAAGTTAATTATCAGGAAGTTTTTAAACATTTAGACGTATTAGTAAAGGTAATTAATGATTATACACCTTTTAAATCTTTTGCAGTTCCAGGTGCTGAAGCAGATGATTTAATTGCAGTATTAACTAAAAGATACGCACCATTTGAAAAGATATTAATTCATAGTCCTGATAAAGATATGATACAACTTCATCATTTTGGCGATGTTAAGCAATATTCGGCTATCACTAATAAATTTATCACAGAAGAAGATAAAGGCGAACATTGGGAACTTTGCCATATATGTTTAGGCGATGTTTCAGATAATGTTCCTAAAATAACTGATAATACAATATTTAGTAAAAATTTTAAAGAATATCTTAAATCAAAAAATATTAATATTACTGAATTAGAATATTATCATCTTAAAGATAAATCAATATTTAGTGATTATAATAAACTTAATAAGAAAAATGAATTAGATATTTTTGATAATCCTAGATTTGGCGAAGCCACATTATTAAAGAAAATTAAAGAATTTGGAAGTTTAGATAAGTTTTTAGATTCTAATCCTTTATATAGAATTCAATATAATAGAAATAAAGTTTTAGTTTTAGAAGGTGGGATTCCTGCTAAAATAGAAACAGATATTATTAGGGAGTATAATAATTCTGCAACTACTTTTAATTTAGAGAAATTAGAATTATATTTAAAACATTATGAATTAAATACTTTAATAATAGAATTTAAGAATTTATCATCACAAAAATCTGATATAATACCGCTAACTGCTGATAATTGTGGTTGGATATAAAGGGGAATAAAATGAATTTACAGGATTATATAGATAAGATGTTTATAAGTATCATAGTAATATGTATGATTGTAGCCTGTGTTTCAGTAGGATTAATACTTATTATAGGTTAGGGGATTAAATAATGTTTAATGTATTTTCAAAATGTCTTACATCTGATTGTAAATTTAATGACTTATCGCTAGACGAAAAGAAAAAATTTAATTCTTTTATGTTTTGTAGATGGCTATCAGGTAATACAAAAACTTTACAAATAGCCGATTTTTTCAATTATTATAGTCAATTTATACCTGATGAAGTTCAATTTGATATAATATCAGATTTTGCTAAACAGCAAAGAATTAAATTTATTAAATTCCCTAGTTTTAAGAAATCTAAATATGATAATTTGTATCTACAACAAAAATATAATTTATCGCCTGAAAAGGTTTTAGAATATCAAGAGTTATTAAATCACTTAGAATCGCAAAAGGAAAACAAATGATAATATCTATTCATAGTAATGATTTAGTTGGATATGGTTGTAACTTATTATTAAATCAAAAATTTACACAAATAGATAAAGTAAAAGATTTTAGATTTAATTATTATAATTTAGATTCTATTATTAATGAAATAAATGAAATTAATTCTATTGATAAGATTAAATGTATTTTTATTTTAAATATAGATATACATAATTTTATTGATAAAATTAATGAATTATCAAATTTATATAAAGTAATAGTTATAGATTATAATAGATATAAATTTGCATTTAAAGATGATAACAAATTTAATTTTACATTAATAGATAAAAATCAATCTTGTATTAGAACTTGTTATGAATTTTTTAAATTAGACTCTTTAAATTCACAATCCATAAATTTAATTTTAACAGAAATAGAAAAATTTGATAACTTAGAATTAAATTCGCTAGGCTATTATATGAATTTATATTATTGGGAGCATTTTAATAATCAAGATTTAGACACACATTTATTACCTGTGTTAAATCCTGAATTTGAAAATATATGCAAGCAAATTGAATTAAATCATATTAAATTCTTAAAAGAAAATCAAGAATCAATAAAATTAAGAGATAATTTCGCATTTATATTGCTTGATAATTGTTTTATGCCACTAATAAAATCTCTAAAACAAAAATATAAAATTGTAGTAACTACATATGGCAAAGTATATTTTTATACAAATATAGATAATAAATTTGAACGTGCTAGTTTTAGATTAAGATTAAAACATTTTAAAGAGAAATTACAATTAAATGCTTTATTTTTATCTAATTTTAATTCAAAATCTAATATAATAGAACATAATTGCAATTCATCTGAAGAAGTTAATAAATTCTTAGTTGAATTGTGTAAATCAATAACAGAATAAGGGAATTTAATGAATATTCAAAATGCTATTTTAAAAGAAATTATACAATCGCCTGAATATTTTAGCAAGGTAAGAAATATCTTATTAGAAAATAAAGTATTTGAAACTAATAATCAAATTATATTTAATATTATTAATAAATTCTATACTGATTATGCAAAGATACCAAATTTAACAGAAATAGCACTACAAGTTAAAGAAATTCCTAATAAAGAACAGCGTGCTAGTATAGCAGAATCTTTAAAAGAGATTAAAAATTCAGAACAAATTAATCAAGAATTCTTAATTGATAAAACCCTTGAATTTGTAAAAGACCAAGTATTTACTGAAGCAATGATGGTGGGTGCAGATTTTATAGATTCTAAAAAAGAGAATTTAAAGGCTAAATCACGTGAATTAATGGAAAAAGCAAGTAAAATTTCACTAGATTTTGACTTAGGTTTGGATTATCAAGATATAGATAAAAGAATTGATTATTATCAAAATCCTAAATCAGGTATTAATTATCGCAGATTTAATGAATTAGCCAAAAGATTAGGTTCAGGCTATCAAAAAGGAACTTTAAATTTATTCTTAGCACCTGCAGGTGTAGGTAAATCATTATTAATATCAACATCTATTACAGACTTTATTCAACAAGGATATAATGTTTTATTAGTATCAATGGAAATGTCAGATTTTGAATTTGTTAAACGTATAGACGCTGATAACCTAGATTTGCCAATTAATGACCTTAAAAATATCCCTAAAGAAATTATTAAGAATAAATTTATTGAGAAATCCAAACAATTAGGTAAATTTTATACTAAACAATATCCTGCAGGTGCATTTTCTGCTTCAATGTTAGAGTCTTTATTAGATTTATATAAATCAAATAATATAGAATTTGATATAATATTTCTTGATTATATAGGTATAATGAAATCTGATAGAGTTCAACCTAGTGCAGGACTTTATTCATATATTAAAGCAATATCAGAAGAAGTTAGAGCAGTCGCCGTGAAACATAATTTGCCTATATGTAGTGTTTCACAATTAAACCGTTCAGCAATGAATAAAAAAGATTCTGATAACTCGGCAATATCAGATAGTATAGGAACAGCACAAACAGCCGATTTTATGTGTTTTCTTTTACAAACCGATGAAATGAAAGAGAAATCTGAACTTATCTTTAAAATTACTAAAAATAGATATACAGGCAGAACAGATTTTTTCAATATGAAAGTAGATTATAATAAAATGCGTGTTTCAGATGTTGTAGAATTTAACTCTAAAGAGCAACAATTACAAACTGAAACATATGTAAATGATGAAATTAAAAGAATAGAGATAGAGTCAATGCAAAATTTGACAGATTGGACGTTTAATGACACAGACAAAGAATAGAGATTTTAATATATTAAAAAATTATAATAAAGAAATTAATCTTAATACTAGAGTTAATGATTCTAATACTGATTTAGATTATAAAAATATTAAAAATCTAAAAAGAGAATTAGAATTAGAAATTTTAGATTATGAATTAAATAATTTGAAGGATTTTAAATATAAGATAGATGATACAGATACAATAGATTTAAGTATAATATATGACTTATATAAATAGTTATATGAATATTATATTATCTGTATTATCAAAACTTATATTTAATAAATATGTTGCTATTGGTTTAATAGTCCTAAGTGCTTTGGGTATTTACCATTTTAGAGTGGAATATCTAAAATCTGAAATTAAAGAACATCAAGACACAATTTCAAAATTAGAGCAAAAAATCAATATATTTGAAGATTTAAATTCAACTCTTCATAAGACTATTGAGATTAAAGAATCTAATTATGATTTTCAAATTTCAGAACTTAAGAAATTATTAATTCTAAAGCCAAAGGTTATCACTGAAACTAAAGTTCAAAAAATAGTGATAAACAAAGAGAAAAATCCGAATTGTGAGTTAAAATTAACAGACTTAAACAATACGAATTTATCTGATATTTACTTAAATATAGGAAGGTATAAGAAAGATGAAAACATTAAAACACGTAAGAAATATTAGTAGTAGTATAATATTAGCAAGCACGCTACTTTTATCAGGTTGTGCTACAACACAGGTATATACACCGCAATATATCCCTGAACCTGTTGAACCGCCTAAATTTGTAGAATATAACGTGCAACTTGTAACAATTGATGATACTGAATATTTTTTATTAGATAAAGAAAATATGAATAAATTAGCGTTAAATTGGCTAGATTATAAGAGATTTGCTGAAACTAATTATGATATTTTGAAAGATTTACATAAAAAATACATAAATAAAATTAAAAATGATAAATAATTGTATATTTTAATATAAATATAATAAAACTATAAAGGATATTAAAAATGAAATTTAGTGATTTTCTACTTCTTAATGAAAAGAAACTAAGAGAAGACGATGATATCGAAACACTAGATGACGTTGAAGACCTTGACGAAGAAGGGTCTGAAGACGAAGTAGAACTAGATAAAGATATTCTCGGCGAAGATGATGTTATCACAAGACAAGATATTATGGACTTGCTTGATACAATGGACGATGAAGAAGTCGATGAATTCGGCGAATTTATCCTTGATGTTCTATCAGGTGATGAACTTGATGATGATGACGAAGCAGTCAATGAAGCAAAATTCTTTAGTAAGAAAAAAGCAGAACTTGATAGAGAGAAAAATCAAAATAAAGCAGATAGACGCCTTAAAGCGAAAGCACTTGCTAAATATTACAGAAAAAATAAAGCACGTATTCTTGCTAAACAAAAGAAATACCGCAAGAAAGTTGCTAAAAATCCAAATCTTGTAACAAGACACAAATAATTAAAATCCCCCTTTATTGGGGGAAACTTCTAATAGATTTATAGGTTTTAAATGTTTAATAATTTTGATTTAATCAAGCAAGAACTTATCAAATATCCACTTTATAAACAACGTGGCAAACAAGAAGTGTTTTTAGGAATTAAGAATACATCTACTAATAAATGGGTTGGATTTAAAATTATTAAAGAACTAAAACGTAAAAAAGAATTCCCTTATAATCAAGAAAAACTATCTGAAATTTATGATTTAGCAGTATTTTATTGGTGTTTATATTTTGATGAATTATTAAAATCTAATAACATAAATTTTAGTTCAGAATACTTTAACAATATTTTAACTCAGGTTTATAACTTTTAGTGTTTTTAATATAAAATTCAATTGGTATTCGTTCATCGCCATATAAATCCAAATTTAATTTTTTAATATATATCTTATAAAATGTATTATCTTGATTATATGGAAAACAAAATGAATTTAAATCTAAATTATACTCTTTAAATTTACTTACCATTATATCAGTATCTTCTTTAATCTTATCAAATGAATAAACAGAATTCTTAAATAAAATATGATTATGTCCGTGTCCGCCTATTTCATAAAACTTAGATAACTCCTGAATTTGACTTAATTTCATATAATTCTCAAAATTACCATTAAATGCTTTTTTATGAGCGTTGCCACAATAAATTATCTGTTCTGATTGATTTATATTTTCAGGACAAATTATATTAGTAGATAGAAAAAATATCATTTTCTTATTGAATTTGGCAAAGTGTTTATGATTTAAATATTGAGTATATAAACAATCATCAAATGTTAATATATCAAATTCATCATAAACACTTTTATCTAAACTTAGAATTTCAGGTGTTATTTCGTGTATCATTAATACCTTAGACACGTGTTATAAACCTTTTTTATATATTATTTCAAATGGTTCAGCAAATCCTAAATTATATTTAGAGCCTATATATCTATTAAAATTAATAATTAAATCTAAATGTGATTTAGGTATATAATCTTTATATAAATCTAATAATTTATTTTTATAATTTAAATCTACTTTAATACCTAATGTTTCATTAAAATTTGCAATATTTAATGGTTCTACCATAAATTTTGCATATAATGTATTATCTGTTCTATTTGCTCTAAAAACTATATCGCAAGCGTTAGAAACTATTTTATGGTCTGAATGATTATCAAATTCAGAATGAGTAAATACACAATCATAATCTAAAATTAGACTAGCAGTTTTAATTTTATCTACTAATTCAGATTGTGATATTTTTTGTAATTCTAATGCTTTATAATTGAGATTTATATAATGATATTTGTTTAATAATTCTGATTTAGTTATACTAGAACGTTCATCATCGCCACAAATAACTAATATTGTAGGATTATATTGTAATAGCGAAGAACACCCTAAAATTTCATCATCAAAGTGTGAAACAATAATTAATGGTTTCATTTATTAGACTCCCTAACTTTACTTAATTTACTTAACTTATATTCATATATTTCTTTTAATGATTGTCTTAAATCTTTAAATTTATATCTTTTAAGACCATCTATTTCTCTTATTTTTTGAATACTAGGCACTCTTGCTTGAACTTCAAATGTTTGATTAGAATAAACATCTTTAAAATCAATATATTTAATATTATCTGTTGGCTTATTTGCAATAGATAGCAATGTTTCAGCAAGTTTTTTAATTGTTATATCTTCATTATTGCCAATATTAAACACACCTGTTTCTTTATTTGTGATTAATCTTGATACTATATTAACAAAATCTTCAACATCACAAAAACTTCTAATTTGTGACCCATCATTATACACATTTACAGGCTCGCCATTGAGAATTTGATTAATCATAGTAGGAACACACATACCTTCAGTAGTTTGTCGCTTACCGATGATATTAAAGGGTCTTATGATGATATAATCTATATCAAGATTCTTAATTGCAAATTCTGTATTAATTTTTTCACTTGCATATGAACTTCTGTTTAATTGTTTTAATACACAATCGTCTTGTTCTCTTAAACATCTACCTTGAAAATATACTTCAGATGAACTTGCAAAGACTATCTTAAATTTAGATTTAAGTTTATTTTGTTGTTTTAATTCTCTAATTTTATTTAAAATATTAAAATTAATTAAATGTGAATTCCAAAAACTATCTTTATCTTCATCAACATTTTTTACACCCACTGAACTTGCAAAATGTATTAATACATCGGTATCTTGTATTGTTTCATCAAATAGTGCGTATTGTGATATATCAGTTAAATCTGCTATATAATCAGTAAATACAGAATCTACTCTATCAAATCCAACTACATTATGTCCGTCAAATTTAAGTTTTTGTAATAATTCAGAACCTAAAAATCCTGATGAACCTGTTATAATAAAATTCATTATTGCTCCCTTATTTTTATATTACTATATTAATATACAATAATTTATCTTAAATTAAGTTAAATTCATTTATAATTAGTAAAAATATTCTATTAAGGAGTTTAAAATGAGTATCTATAAACCGATGAAAATTCTAATATCAGGAACTCAATGTAGTGGCAAAACAACTTTATTAAGGGCATTGCAAGAACAACCTAAATTTAAAGATTTTGATTTTGTTATCGAAATGGTAAGAAATCTCACTAAAGAAGGTGTAAAGGTTAATGAAAAATCTGACGACGAATCGCAATTAAGAATATTAGACGCAACAATCAAACAACTACAAATCACAAAACCTACAATTTATGATAGAAGTATTTTAGACGTGTTTTGCTATTCAAGATATTTTAGAGAATTAGGACAAATGACTAATAAAACTCTTGAAATTGTTAAAGAGCAATTTAATAAGCATATTGATGAATTTGACTATATTTTTATTACTAGACCTGAATTTGATGTTGTTCCTGACGGATTTAGAAGTATAGACACAAAATATAGAAATAGAATTAATGAAATATTTGATGAAATTATAAGAGAATATGGACTTATAACATTTGATTTAATAGGCACAACTGACGAAAGAGTTAATAAATTTTTAAGTATAGTTGAACTATAATTCAAAAATCAAAAAATACAGGAGTTAATTATGAATATTTGTTTATTTTTAGTATCAGGAATACTTACAATATATTGTATAGAAGTTATATACACATCTCACAGAGATAAAAAGGTTGAAAATGGCAGAAACAATAATACTAAAAAATGATTTATTTGAAGCATATTGGAGTTATAATTATGGAAAATTTTATTATAGTTATAATGTTATTAGTTATATTTCAAATGCTAGTAGAAATGGCACATTAAACAATAAGGATAAGGAAAACAATAGTAAATGGCAACATCAGATAATACGATAATACTAAAAAATGATTTATTTGAAGCATATTGGAATGACGCTGATAAACCTTTTGAATATTATGCAAGAGTAAAAAGAAACAATGAATCCATTAAACTTAAAATAAATGAAAAATTTGAGTATTATGAAGAATCTGCTTCAGGACAATTTAATTATCTATTAGATGATATAAAACTTCAAAAAACTAATTCTAAACCTAGTAAAGCATATGGCACACATAATCCAGGTCAAGTTTTTTTAAGAGATAATTTTTGGGATTTACAAAATGTTAGATATAACCTAGAGCCTGATATATGGTTTTTAGATATAGAAACAACATCTAATGCAAGAATTAATGCTGATGAAGCAAAAGAAACAATAGTTACTATTCAAATTTACGACCATAAAACAAGAAATATATTTATATTAGGATTAAGAGAATCAGGATTTGTTGAATTACAAGATTATTCTAAATATAATGTTAATTTAGTAAAATATCTATATTGCGATAATGAGAAACATTTATTAGAATCTTATTTTAAATTAATTAAAATATTAAAACCTTTAATTGTTTATGCTTTTAATGGAGCAAATTTCGACTATCCTTACTTATTTAAGCGTGCTATTAAAAATAATTTAGAGCCTGAATTTAGTTGTTTTGGTAAATCGGAACTTAAAGAAAACTTTAATACAGACTTTAAATATTCTATTCAAGCACCTGGAATTTTTTATATGGATTATCTTGAATTATATAAGAAATTTATTCGTGACCCTAGAAGTTCTTATTCTCTTGATTATATAACTAAAGTAGAATTGGGATATAATAAAATTAATCACGATTGCTTCAGCAACTTTAACGGATTTAGAACAGGTGAATCTTATATAATGCCTGATACTCGTCCTACTGATGAATTTGAATCTAAAATGTATGACGCATATGTTGATAAAGATTATCAAAAAGCAAAATCAATAGCATATAATCAATTTATTCATTATGCAATAATAGATGTTGTGTTATTAAATGATTTAGATGAAAAACTACAATTAACAAATGTAATAATATATCTTGCTTCTATTATGGCAGTTAATCTTGATGAAGCATTATCAACATTAAAACCCTGGTCGAATTTGATTAATAATTATTGTTATCAGAAAAATGTTATTTTGCCTAATAAAAAAGAAAATCCTAAATTGCCTATAAAAGGTGGATTTGTAAAAGACCCATTAACAGGTAAGCATAAGTGGGTAATTTCTGTTGATATTAACTCTGCTTATATTAACTTAGCAATACGTGCTTTTAATATGAGTCCTGAAACATATTTAACAGATGATAAAATTCCTGATGATTTACTAAAATTAAGAAATGAATTGTTTAATGATGAAGATGAAGATAGACGATTAAATGATTATTTCAGTGGCAAATTAACTAAATTTAATGATTTGCTTAAGAAATATAATATTTCAGCAGGTGTATCAGGTGCGTTATTTACTAAAAAAATAACAGGTGTATTGCCTGATTTGTGTGCTTTTTTCTATAATTATAGAAAACAAGTTAAAAAAGAAATGTTAATAGCGGAACAAAATATAGAAACTATTAAACACGAATTACATTTAAGAGAACAAGGAGCATAAAATGGAAATTAAAAATGACAATATCATATTTGAACGTAAGTGGGCTATGCCTAATAAAAATACATATACTATCAAACCTATTAGGGATTTATTAGATTTAGAAGTAGATAAAAATTTGTTTTGGATAGACCCTTTTGCAAATAAATCAAAATCAATGGGATATGCTAAAGTAACAAATGATTTAAATCCTGAATTTGATACAGATTATCATTTAGACGCATTAGAATTTCTTAAAATGTTTGATGATAATAGTGTAGATGGTGTGTTATTTGACCCACCCTACGATAACCGCCAATTAGCAGAATGCTATAAAAATGTTGGATTATCATTAGGGGATAAATCAAAATCTGATTATTGGACTAAAATTAAAAAAGAAATTCAAAGAATAACAAAATTTAATTCAAAAGTAATTTCATTTGGTTGGAATTCAGGTGGAATAGGTAAAACATTAGGATTTGAAATTCAAAAAATTCTATTAGTTCCGCACGGCGGAATTCATTATGATACTATTGTAACTATTGAAATTAAGAGATTTTGATTATTAAGAATTAAGGATTAAGGGTATAAGATGAAAATCAACACAAAAGAACAATTTGATGATTATTTTTATGAATATAGATTACAAACAATGAATTTATTAAATGAAATTACTAAACAAGAAATAAATTCTAATCCAAATTTACCTTATATTGCCGAATTAAAGGAAGATTTAGAGTTTATAAATTCAAGATTACAAAAATTAATTGCTGAATATCCAAATTTTTATAATAAATCCATTTAGATTAAGAGAAAATAAAGGATAACAAAATGTTTCAACATTATCTTAAATTACAAAATAAAATATCATCATATAAAGATATGATAGAACAATTTAATTTTCAAATATCTAATTTAGAATATGATAATTTTTCTTCATATGCAACTAATGATAAAATCAAAGAAAACACTAAAAAGATTAATGATTACAAGAAAACAATTAAAATGTATGAAGATTTAATTCAAAAATTAGAAAATCAATTAAAAAATGAATTTACAGAATATGTTGTTTAAGCATAATTTAAGGATTTCTAATATATAATTACACTATCGAATATGAAGTTGCCGATTAATCACGTGTAACAAGGCGACGAGTAAGAGTGGTGGGAGTGAAAAATTAAGTAAGATTAAAAACTTGTCGCTCCAATAGGTGGAACTAAACGTTTATTTGATAATGGAAGTCAATTTGCAATACGACTTCCATTTTTTTATTTCTACAAATTAATTATCCCAATTTAACACTATAAATATTTTATATTAAATTAAGCGAAATTAACTTATAATACGACAATCAATTAAAAAAAGGTTAATAATGAGAACACAATCGTTAAAGCAATTTTTCTTGGAGGAAGCCGTCAATTATGCTTCATATTCTACAATTAGAATGATAGGTTCAGTAATAGACGGACAAAAGAACACATCAAGAAAAATTTTATTTTTTTGCTTAAAGAAAAAAATCAAAGATGAAATAAAAGTTCTACATTTTGACTCACAAGCACAAGCATTTACAGAATTCTTGCACGGCTCAATGTATAATCCGATAGTTACTTTAGCAAGAAATTATGTAGGCACTAATAATATTAATTTACTTTATCCATCAGGTAACTTTGGAACAAGATTTATCAACAATCCAGCCGCTCCAAGATACATTTATACATATGGAAAAGACGTATTATTTAATACTTTTGATATAAGAGATGTATTAATAGAACAAGAATTTGAAGGAACTAAAATTGAGCCTTTATTCTTTGTTCCAAGTTTGCCATATTTGGCAATTAATGGAAGTTCAGGTGTATCAAGTGGATTTAAACAAGAGATATTACCTAGAAATCCTATTGAGTGTTTAACATATTTGTTTAGTCCTAAAGAAAAACAAGAACAATTACAACTAAAGCCATATTTTAAGGGATTTAAAGGTAATATTATACAAGGGGAAAATCCTTGTCAATGGATTATTGAAGGTATTATTAAACGTGACCCTAAAAACAAATCTAAATTAACTATAACTGAAATTCCTATTGGATATGATTTTCAGGGATATAAATCAGTTCTTAAGAAATTAACACAAGATAAGAAAATCAAATTTAAAGATTTTTCAGATTCTACAAAAGATGAATTCTTATTTGAAATACAATTACTAGAAAATCAGGACAAATCAGATTCAGAAATATTAGATTTTCTTAAACTGCGTAAAAAAGTAACAGAAATTTTTAATGCTATTGATAGAAATAATAAAATTATAACTTTTAATAATATTAAAGAAATCTTAGATTATTATAAAGAAATTAGATTAGAATATCAAGAAAAACAAAAAAATTATGATTTATCTATATTAAATGAAAATTTAAATTATCTTAAGAGTAAAATTATATTTATTAAATTAATAATAGAGAATAAACTTATAATATCAAAAAGACCTAAGCAAGATATAGTAAATGATTTAGAACAATTAAAATTACCTAAACAAGATAATTCATATGATTATTTGCTGAAATTGCCTATATATTCATTAACATTTGAGAAAATTAAAGAATTAGCCGATGAAGTAAGAGCAAAATCAGAACAACGTGATTTATTAACTAATACATCAGCAATTAAATTATGGTCTGATAGTATTAAATTAGTTCAACAAGACTTAAACATTTAAGCATTTAAAAGGAGTATAAAATGACTAAATCTGATTTAGAAATAATAAAAAAATATTATGAAGCAATCGAGAAGTTTGATAAAGATAAAATAAGCGATGATTATGAAATAATTAGAAAACCTACATTTTTTGACGGATTTATTAATATACTTGATAATATTAAGTATCTATTTTATAATATTATATATGGTATAGGCAATTTAATTTACTTCTTTAAAGTAATATGGTGTTATAGGTGGTATGATTATGCCTACGACTATCAAATTTTAAAACGTATGTATGAATTAAAAGAGTTGAATTGGGTAGTTAATACACACTATATAGATGATATTAAAGATAAAGAACATCTTAAAATAATAATTAAGTGCCTAGATATTCTTATTAATGAAGATTATGAAGGTTCTAATCCTGAACGTTATTATAATGGTGTATATGATATTTTGATGAATGAATTAAGACGCAAGTCAAGATTATGGGATTAAGGAGTTTCAAAATGATTTTAGTTTCAAGACAATATCCTGTTAAAGTATATTACAATATATTAGACCTTTGTTATGAATATAATATTTCAGATGATGATTTTATATTGTCACAAGACAAAATAGGCAATTTAAAACCTACAAATTTATCTAAAGAGCAAGGGATTTTATTTATAGTTAAATTTAGAATTAATCATATTACTATATATGATGATAAAGATGAAATTCTTAAAGCACATAAAAAATTTGATGAACTTACTTCATTATTATCATCTGACTTAATTAATGAAGTAGATGAATTCTATAAAGATTATATTAAAAATTATAAATAAATATGTAGTATAAAGAATGTAAGAGATTATTAAGGTTTAAAATTATATAATCTAATATAAGATTATAAATTATAGATTTTAAATTTAAAAGTAAGATAAGGAATTGTATTGATTAAAATCAATGAAGTTATAGGCAATGTTTATGATTTAAAGAATAACAAAATTTTATCAGAAAAATCTGAATTAAATTTTGATTCTATTATCAAAACATCTACAACAGGATATATAAATTTATCTGTTGGAAATAAAGAAATTACCTTACTTGGTGACGATACTTTGAGCCTTAATAAATTCTCTAACACATCTAATACACTCAATACATCTAATAATTCTGATACTTCTAATACTACCGAAAACTTTAATATTATTGATAATAACTTATTGGATATTCCTAATCTTATTTTAGACGTATAAATTTTACACTATTGTTCTATAATTTAATTTGTAGTCAATAATAAGGATATTAATTTAATGGCTAATTTTAAGTCAGAAGATAAATTTAAACATAATTTTAAATATATAGATAAATTAGTTGAAAAAATAGAAAATAATGAGTTAATACGTATTAATAATTCTGATGTATCAATTAGTAATACATTTGATATAACATTGCTTAAAATGATTATAAACGAGAATTATACAGAGCAGTATAAAAAAGAATTTATAGATTATGTGTTGTCTAAGAAAATCTTTAAATCTAATAATTTAAATTATAAATTTACGGATATTGATAAATCGCAATTTACATCTAATAATGCTTCAGGGAAATATTTTAGTTCCGCCACTGAATTAGCAACTATACAATCAATTAAAAATTATCAACTAGATAAAAATAACTATATCCCTGATATTAATAATTTAAACAAATTATCTAAATCCCACAACTTAGATTTTGAATTTGATGAATCTAGTTATGATAAATGGTATAATACATTTTTAAGAACACCTATATTACTTGATAAATTTTTAGATAATATTAATGATTTTGAAATTATAGGCGTGGACTGTGATGATTCTGAAATATGTGATATTTACTTAAATATATCTAAGAAATTTAATTTAAGTAAAGATACTTGGAATCCTGCTGATATAGTGTGTATAAGAAAAAATAAGAAATCTTATATATTAGATAATTTAAATTTATTATTACAAAACAATACATTAGAACAAATTAATTCATTTCTTTATATATTACATAGAGATTTAGATTTAGTTTCTGTATCTCTTAAAAAGATAAATCCTAATTCTGACGGCGAGTATAGAGTTTTTAATCAACCTAATCAAATTGATTTAGATTATGAATTTGAATTGTTAGACTTGCCTTGTGATTTTGAAGTTTCTGATAACAAAGATAGTATCTTTAAAACACAAGAAATAGGTAGTTTTACACTTAAATTTAAGAATTATCAGGATAGATATTTAAGGTTTCAATGCAGATTATTTCCTGCTTCTAAAGTTGGTATAACACAAATAGAAATTACAACAGATGGTAAGCAGACCGACGGACGTTTAGGTAAAGTATCAGTTAATATAATTGATAATCTTTATCAAAATTATAATCTTACTAGAATTAACTCAATTAAGAAATATCATAATTTTGATTTTAATCAATTTACCTTAGATGATATTAAAGAATTTTATAATTATTATCTTAATGTATCAGAATTAAATCAATCAAGACAAACAGCACCAAGTTCGTCTATAAATACTACAACAAAACTAAATTTTGATGAATTCTGTAATTTATTTGAATTAGCAAAATCAAATTCAGACAATACTATAAGATTATGTGCTAAATTGCAAGGACTTAAATTTTGTTATTTAATCTCTTTAATGTATAAAGATAACAATATAAATTTATTAGGCAATTCATTATATAAGACTGCTAATAAAGTAACTGATAAATCTGCCTGCTATCTTAAAATATACTAAATTTAAGCATAAATTAAATACTATTGATATATAATTCATCAATATTAACTTAGTTAAAAGGATAATAATGCAAGAACAAAATACAAACAACACAAGTAATACAATCAATATCATTAAAACAAATGGTAATATTGAGCCGTATAATGCAGAAAAGATAAATGAAAAAGTAGCATATGCTTGTGAAGGATTATCAGGTGTTTCAGTTTCTGATGTTGTAATGAATGCTAGTATCAGAATATCTAATAATACAAAGTCTTTGGATATTCAAAAAGCACTAATACAATCAGCAAATGAATTGGTTTCTGAAGAAACACCTAATTATGAAATAGTTGCAGGTAGATTATTAAATCAAAAATTAAGAAAAGAAGTTTATAATTCTTATGAACCTACTAAATCATTTTATGAATATATTGTTGAACGTGTCAAAAAAGGTTATTATGATAAAATTCTACTTGACAAATACACCAAAGAAGAACTAGATTTTTACGGCTCTAAAATTAAATATAAACAAGATGAAACATTATCTTATATATCTGTTAATCAATTTTATACTAAGTATCTAATTAAGAATAAGCAAGGTAAAGTTATTGAAACTCCGCAAGAATCTTATATGGTTTTAAATTTGTGCGTATTTGCAGAACACCCTGAACGTAAAAAATATATCTTAAATGGATATAAATTTTTATCTGAAAAAATGGTATCTTTGCCTACGCCTATTATGAACGGATTAAGAACAAATTATAAGAAATTTATAAGTTGTAATGTTATTGATTTAGGTGATTCTGTCGAGTCTTTATCAATTGCGTTAGATAGATTTTTGAGAATGACTGCTTCTAAAGCAGGTATAGGATTTAATTCAAGTAGAATTCGTGGTATAGACGCTGATATTGGTGGTAGAATGAAACACACAGGTGTTTTGCCATTATTAAAAGCGTATGAGTCGGCTACAACGGCACTTTCACAAATTTCTCGTAATGGTTCGTCAAACAATAACAACGTTTGGTATCATTACGAAATAGAATTAATAGCACAACTCAAAGATACTAGGGGAACTGCCGAAACTAGAACAAGACACACAGACCAAACAATTATTCTTAATAATTATTTTCTTAAAAAAGCCTTAAATAAAGAAGATGTTTATTTATTCCACCCTAATCAAGTTCCAGGATTATATGAAGTTTTAGGCAATGAAGAAGAATTTGCTAAATTATATGAAAAATATTCTGAAGAAATACCTAAAAAAGACAAGAAAAAAGTAAATGCTTATCAATTATTAGATTTAATACTATTTGAGCGTTCATTTACAGGTCGCATATATCTTGTTTTTGCTGATAATATATATAAAAGTTCTTGGAAAAATCCTGTTTATAACGTAAATTTATGTGTAGAAGTGGTTGTTCCATCAACACCTTTAGACGGCTCTTTAGGAACGCCTGAAATAGGTTCTTGTATTTTAGGTGCTATTAATCACGGATATGTAAAAGATGATGATATAGAAGCAATATGTGATTATCTTGTAAATTTCTTAGATTATATGATAGATTATTCAGATTATTCAATTCCTGAAGTTGAGTATTCAGCCAAAAAACGCAGAACTTTAGGTATAGGACACTCTGATATATTTCATTATCTAGCCAAAAATAAGAAATTTTATAATACTTCTGAAGGTCGTGAGTTAATTCATAATAGGATTGAAAAATGCTATTATTATCTACTTAAAGCAAGCAATGAATTAGCAAAAACACGTGGTAAATGTGAATTATATGATGATACTAAGTATTCACAAGGCTATCTAACATTTGATGAATATAAAGACCATAAAGAAACAAATTTTAAACTTTTAATGGATTGGAAATCATTAAGAGAATCAATTAAAGAATTTGGATTAAGGAATTCAACGCTTAGTAGCACAATGCCGTGTGGAAACTCGGCTAATGTTTCAGGTTCAACTTCAGGAATTGAACCGCCACGTGAATTATCATCTATAAAAGGCGACAAAAACACAAAAATTATGAAATTAGTGCCTGAATATGCAAGATTTAAGAATTATTATACTACTGCTTGGGGTGATGATTTTAATAATATTGATTATTTTAAATTTATAGGGATAATTCAGAAATTTACAGACCAATCAATATCAACAAATCAATATACTAATGTTTTAAAATATAAAGATAATATTGTGCCATTGTCTGAAATTATTAAAGAAATTTTAACTGCTAATAAATATGGTCTAAAGACTTTATATTATCAAAATTTCTTATCTATTGAGAATAAAGACGGAATTTCTGACGAAAAACAAGAAGGTTGTGGTTCAGGTGGTTGTGTCGTATGATAGTTTTTATAAATTTTAGTATTAGTTGTGTAATAATTCTTATACTATTAATACTATTTTTATATTTAGTTAAATTTATCAACAACTAAGCAATTAAAAATAATTAAAGGGTGCTTCAAAACACCCTTACGTTGTTTAGTAAGGAGCAACCTAAACAACATATATATTTATACTTCTTAAAACGCAAAACTTCAATTTATTTAAAATTAATCAAATTTATTATATAATATCTTAAAAATATTTAAGGTTATAAATGGATATTAAAGAACAAATCATTGATTTAATCAATAGAAGAAGACCTAAAACACAAATTTATGATAATCAAGATTATATAGATTATCTAAAAAATTTAAATTTAGATTTTGATATTTATGATTATAACTTACTTCGTGCTTACTTATTAGGATATTTGAATAAATGTGCTTATTGTGGCAAATATTGTGTTAAGAAATTTTGTAGTTCTGTATGTAGTAACAAATCAAGAACTAAAGAAAAAGAGCCTAAAGTTTATCTATCACAAGAAGAAAAGACAAGACGTGCCTTACAAGGCAAAATTGACAAATATGGCTATCTTTATAACAATTCAGAAAAAGCAAATAAAACTAAATTAGAAAAATACGGAACACTTGATTTTTCAGATAAAATTAAGAAAACTATTAAAGAGAAATATAATATTGATAATATATTTCAATTATCAGAAACAAAAGAAAAATCTAAGCAAACTAAATTAGAAAAATACAACGATATAAACTATAATAATCAAGAAAAACATCAGCAAACGTGTCGAGAGCGATATAATGTTAATCATCAATCGCAACGCCATATTACTAATATTGAAAATTTAAACTCTGAATTTGTATTAGAGAATTTTACAGATTTAAAGTTTTATGATTATAATAAATTTAAAGAATATTTTAATTTAGATAAATCAGCAGAACTAAAATATAGGGGATTATTTGGTATTAATAAACCTATTAAACCTTATTATAAATCAGAATTAAATTTAATTAATAAGATATTAGAATTAAAACCTAACAATCAGCATATTAATATAATTCATAAAGATAGAAATTTAATTAATCCTTTAGAATTAGATATCGTATTGCCTGATATTAAATTAGCGATAGAATATGATGGTTTAATGTATCATTCACAAGGCTCTTTAAAATACTCTAAATTTAAGAATATAGATAAGAATTACCACTTAAAAAAGACCGAATTATGTTTAGAAAAAGGATATACTTTATTTCATATCTTTGAATCTGATAATTTAGATATATGGCTATCAATGATTAAAAATAGATTAGGTCTTAATAATAAAATTTATGCTAGAAAATGTATTATTAAAGAAATAAAATCATCTGAAACTATTGAATTTCTTAATTTAAATCACTTACAAGGCTATTGCAATGCAAGCATAAATTTAGGATTATATTATAATAATGAATTAGTATCTTTAATGACTTTTGCTAAACCTAGATTTAATAAAAAATACGATTATGAATTAATCAGATTCTGTAACAAATCAGGATTTTCAGTTATTGGCGGAGCAAGCAAATTATTTAATTACTTTATTAAAAATTATAACACCAAAAGTCCTAAATCAATAATTACATATGCTAATAGACGTTTTAGTAATGGCAAAATTTATGAAACTTTAGGATTTAAATTTTTAAGAAAAACTGAACCTAATTATTTCTATTTTAAGAAAAATACATTAACTTTACTATCAAGAAATCAATTTCAAAAACACAAACTAAAGGATAAATTAAGTTTATTTGATTATAATTTGTCCGAATCAGAAAATATGTTTAATAATGATTATAGACGTATTTTTGATTGTGGCAATTTAGTTTATGAATATACCAACAATGAAATATAGGATTATAGGAGTTTAAGATGACAAATTTACAATTTATATTTTTAATAGGTGCTATTATTTGCTTATATCTTAGTTTGAGTGAATAATTATGGATATAATAGGTAATTTTGATTTACTAGAGTGTATTGTAATATCTTTTATAATATACCTAATTATAATTATCAATAAGGGTAAATTATGATAACTGATTTTCAAATGTTTTGTTTAATTTCAATATTATTTTCTATATTTATTTTAATATGTAATAGTATTATATTAACAGATTTAAAATCTAAAATTTAAGGATATAAGATGTTAGAAGCAGGATTAATTGTTTTAGGATTGTTTGCTTTAGTTTATGTTGTGATTTCTCACGAGTGGTTTAAGCCGATAGATTAAAATTCCCCCTTAAAGGGGGGGTTAAATTATTTTGCTAGTGCAGTATTAGCGAAATCAACACCAAATGTTCTAGCATATGCTTCAGGATTCAACGGAGTTGTATCAAGTGCATATCTTGTTCTTAGAATAAGTGCAGGTTGTCCGCTCTCAACATCTGTTACTCTGATGAATGATAGTGGTGTATATGGAGCGAAAAATCCTAGACTATCACGTCTATCAGCACCTTTATAAAGTAGAGTTGCATAATCATTTGTAGCATATTGGTCGCATACAACTTTGTATTTACCATCAAATATACCTGCAACACCGCCTGATAGTGGTTGAACTACTGCTGAATCTTGTTGTGCTGTTCTAAATGAACCGACTTGCTCTAGCATTGTTACAACTTTTGGACTGCAAAGAATTATATTTGCTTGACCACGTTTTGTATCAATACCTATTTGTCTTGCTTCATTAGCAATTTTAATAACTTCTGCTCTGTATTTCTCAATTTCCCATCTACCATCTGCACTATGTGGAGCAAATGCGTTAGGAGTTACAACTGCGTTGCTATTAACGAAATCTACAACTTCTCTATCAATCTCTGATTGAAGTTCAGCACTCATTAGACTCATAAGTTCTTCATCAGCAAGAAGTCCGTGTTGTGCTTTTAGGTCTTCATACATTTCAAGAGTATATCTACCTTTTAGTTTTCTTGTTTTAACTTCAACTGCTTTTTTCTCAATACCGAATCCAACTTCAGCCATATCAGTTGCAAGTTTCTCGCCAACTGCTGTTGTTACTGAACCTGTATAATTTTTAAGAATTTTCTTAAATGTTGCTTCGTTTGTATAAACTGCAGTTACGTTACTTGTTGAACCGCCTGTAAGTGCTTCAACTTGGAACATTACACCATTTACTTTAACTAAAGCACGTTTGCCTTCAGTATAAATTACTGTGCCTGTTGCACCACTTGTTGCACCTGTAATTGCTGTGCCTTTTGCAGGAACATCAGCAACATTAGCAAATTCAAGAATTTGACCTGCTTTAGCAGTATCAGTTTGCTCTGCAGGTTTGCCGTTACCTGTATATCTATTTACCAATGAATAAATGAAGCCTGTTGGCATTACCATTGGTTGTATGCCAAGAAGTTCATTAGCGATTAGGGTTGGATAAACACGTCTTACCAAAGGCATCATAATAGGCGTAAATTGTGAAATATCGCCTGCTACGGTGCTTTCGTTCATTAGTCTATCTATTTCAGCACTTGTATTGTTAAGTAGAATAGTCATTACTGACTTATCTGCTTCACTAAGCATTGGTGCTTTAGTGCTTTCAAGAAGCATTTTCAAATCTTTATCATTAAGCATTTTATAAAATCCTTTAATTTAGTTTATTATATTTATATTTATCATTTTGTTAAAAATTTTTTAAGAATTAGATTAACTTAAATTAATCTTTTCCAACTTGAACTATCTAAACTTGGTTTTGCAGATTCGTTAATTTCTTTTTTCTCAACTCTAACATCATCAGCAACACCTTTTACACTCTCACGAAGTGATTTAAGTTTATCGAAATAATCAGATGTTTGCTCGAATTTAATCAATTTTGCTAATTCTTCAAATTTCTTTTGTTCTACAAGACTTAAACCTTCTTTAAGTTCTGTAATAGTGCCATATTGTATCATTGTTTCAGATGATTCTGTCAAATCTTTATATTTCTTACTCAAAGAACTATATTTTTTCTCTAGGTCTTTAAGTTTTGTTTGATAAGATTTATCAGAAATTTCACTTTGAATTCTACCAACATTTACACCTGTTGCAAGCAATGATACATCAAATGCTTCTGCAAGAGTTTCAGCACGTTTAACTGCAAGTTCGCCATTAAGTGATGATTTTATCTCTGCTACCACATCTTTGATAGACTCATTAACATATTTATCAAGATTTCTTACAATTTTCTTAGTTATAGTATTTAAATTCTCATTATAAGATTTCTCTAATATTTTTTGTTTTTCTGCTATTTCTGTATTTGCTATTTCGGTTGCTTTAAGTTCAACAGATTCATTAAACATTTGTTCTAGTTCTGCTTTTGTTTCAGCAGTCAAAATGTTAGAATCTATTGACTCTAATAACTTCTCTAACATTAAATAATCCTTTTTTATAGTTTTATTTTATTTATCTAAATAGTTTAAATTTATATTAAAAAGAACTTAATAATTCTTTAAACTTGTTTTTTAGTTCTTGATTAAATCTATTTAGGTCTTGCTCTGTTATTTCAGATTTTTCGTCTTTGTCGTTTTTATCGTCTTTGTCTTCATCTTCCTTATCTTTCTCAGTATTCTTAGTATCATCAGTATTATCAGTATCATCTGTTTCATCATCGTTTAAAATTTCAACTTTTTCTTTATCTTCAGTATCTTTGGTGTCATCTTCTTTGATTGATTTTTTATTTGATTTTTTGCTTGATTTACCTGAATTAACTTCTACAATTTTATCATCTACTATATCAAATTCTTTATCCATTAAAATTCCTTCATTAAGTTGATAAGATTCTACTAATCCATTCATTGTTGCATTATAATCGGACGGAGTATCAACAACATCGTAAGTTATAAGTTTAAAGTCTTCAACTATTCCATTTTTTACAGAACCTAGACTTCTGCTTGATACGGACAATTTAATGCCATTGTCAATAAGTGATTTAAGTTGTCTTGCTTGTTCGTTATCCAAAAGCGTTGCTTCACCCATTACGTATTTTCCTGTTTGGTCTATGTAAAGTTTATCAATAGCAATTACACCTTTCATTGGGTCAATATTGCTTCTTGGTGGGTGTTGCCACTCGCCTAATCTATTAATAGAACCTGTTTCTATTACTTCTTGATATTCTTTAACATTTCTTTCCCAAAGATGTTTAGGATAAATACGACCATTTCTGTTTTTCTCGCCTATTGTAGAAAAAATACCTTTTATTTTATATTTTTTTGTAGGTAATCCTGTTGTTTCATTAATTGATTCTTCAACAGAAAAATTAGGCGATTCTAAATCATACATTAATTTCAATTTGAATCCTTAATAATTTGATTATATTTATAGTAGTATTTATTTGAATTAATTAAATTGTTTAGATATCTGAATTTTATTAACCACTTAAAGTTTGCTTAATGTTTATAATTAATTATTTTGTTTAAGAATTGATTAAGTAGTTAATA